TCCATTACAAATCAACAACTTAGCGCACACTCTTCAAGCGTTACTTTACTTCCGTTAAATTTAACGGCACGTTAAGCATCAAGCACACACCTTAACACCACAACAAGCAAAAAACCGTTACAAATCATAGACTTAGCCACGTTTGTTAAACCAGTTTATGTCATCCGTTAAATTTAACGGCACCAAAATTTAGCCCCAAATTTTTTGCTACCCCCCCCCACCACTTTTTGTAGAAAGACTGACCGGGGGGTGTCGCCAGATCGAGGGGGTGGGGTGGAACATGGGATGGTTCGTGTGGAATAGTATGTTTAAGGGCGCGGGACTCCTGCTGCGTCATCGGGGGGGTGCCCGGTGGGTGGGGTCGCGCCGTCGGGCTCGCTCGCGTCGGGGCTGGCGTCACCGTTAAATTTAACGCTGAGTTCCTGCAGCAGTGAGTCAGCGTCCTCCTCAATGATCGTTGCGTCCGTTGCGCCTGAAGTAATGAGGCCGCGTAGCTCTTGCATCACGCGGGCACGGGCATCATCGGAGGATGTAATGCTGCGGACCTCCTTGCGTTCAGTGAATGCGGCCACCTCGGTTACTGTGCCGAGGGTCTTTAGTGCTTGCACCCGGACACTATCTTTGGTGTCGGCATCCAGGGCGACTTGTACGAGGCCTTGAATGACTAATTCACGCAGCGCGGCAGGGGTTCGGTGTTTCGCTGCCTCTATCGCCAGTGCATAGGCTTCGACTTCGCGGGTTATACGCGGGTCATCCGCCAGCCTATAGGGTTCGCTGCTCATGGTGCGCTGACTAGTGACGTTATAGGCGGCACGGTATGCATCTGCTTTAGTGGCACCGAGCGCAACCTCCCGCGCGAATTTGCGCTGCTTTGGGGTGAGGTTGTCTGAGACGGTCTTCCCCAGGATTGCGGAGATGGGAAGTTCTTTTGCTGCGCTCTCCAGAGTCTTACGGCTTAGCTTCATAGGTGTTATCCCTACTGGGTGTTTATACAGTATAGGGGAACAGGTGGGGAAGATGCAAGACTGCTACTCACTCCGTTCGTTGCCGGCGGGCTCCGGCCGCGCACCAGGGCTCACACTGTACGTTTATACATGAGGGTTTGTCCCTAGTGACAAGGGCCATGCAAGGGCCGACACTCTCGCCATGCCATCCATCGGCATGCAATCAGGAGAACTAAACATGTCCCTCGCAATCCATACCCGATATCACGGAGCCACCGACACCCGGGGAGCCTGTATCAGTGCAACATGCACCCGCGTGAACCGGACCTACAAAATTTACGTAGGGTTCGATCATGCATTGGACGGTGTAGCCCGTCACGCTGTCGCGGCCCGCGAGATGATCACCCGTCACTTCCCGCACACTGCGGAATGGTCGGACCCTCGCATGTATTACGCCGGGGAAACCATGGATGGCAAAGGTTACGTTTTCACTGTTTGCCCTACCGTGGAGGCTTGATCATGCGTAACCCCTACAAAACAAAGCTTCGTGCTCTGGGCTTGCCATATCGCCCCATTCTGGGTGAGGCATCATCAAAGACCATCAAAGGGCAGAAACTCAATTTTCTAACGGGTATCCTGTACCTTACGCCCGATGATGAAATCTGCCCGCATGCCCGCTTGGCCGGGTGCATGGCCGCATGCCTGCGATCCGCCGGACGGGGTCAATTCGACTCCGTACAGAATGCAAGGGCCGCGAAGACGGCCTTCTATCGTGAGAACCTGGAAGCTTTCATGCTGTCGTTTTGTGCTGATGTCTGGACACTAGTCCGGAAAGCAAAACGCGCCGGCATGGTCCCTTTGGTGCGTCCAAATGGCACCAGTGACATAGCGTGGGAGAACATCCTTGTGCAAGCCTATGGGAAGACACTCTTTCAGATTTTCCCGGACGTAATGTTTTACGACTACACGAAGCACCCTAGCCGTAAGCTAGAAGGGAAAGCCGCCAAAAATTATGACCTAACCTATTCGTTTTCGGCTGTTACGCCTAAGGCTATCAGCATCAAGGGGCTTACAAACCCGGCCAATCGGCGTACGGCTGTTGTCTTCCACAAGCGTGAAGAGATACCCGAAAGCTTTAGGGGATGGCCCGTAGTCGATGGGGATGATACGGACGTCCGTCACATAGAACCCGCTGGCGTGGTCGTGGCTCTGTACGCTAAGGGCAAAGCAAAACACGACACCACCGGATTTGTCCAGCGTATCGGCACACATTACTAAAGGGGTTGACCATGGTTCGCATCATTCATTCCAAAATTTTAGGCGGATGGTTCATTGTCCGGGGGCCGCACCAAACCCCGATCAGTGGTCGATTCGAAACCCGGGCGCAAGCCCTTGCACACTTGAAGAGAGGTCAACCATGAGAACCATGACAGCACGTTACCCGGGAAAATGCGCCCGCACTGGTGCGCCTATCCGCCCGGGTGATCTGATTGTTTACGCTGGAAAGGGTCGAGCCTATCTGTCCGACCTCCTACCCGCTGTTGACCCTGATCTTGCCCTGGCTCGGTCAATTGATCCTGATTTGGCGGATTCTGACCCGGATGCCGCCACGCATGCTGGGCGATACCTGCGCCAGAGTCTCGAGCGTGGGGTTTCCCATGTCTGGACATCTGGCGGGCGAGAGTTCTATCGGAATCGCCGTGGCCGTTGCGAAGATTCGCCATGCTGCGGATGCTGCAATATCTAAGGGGTGAACCATGGAAGCCGAAGACATCGGACTCTTGATTGTTTGTACCCTGGCACTGGGTCTTCTAGTGCTGGGGATCATTTAACACTGCTGCGCCTATCGGCGCCGAAAGGACCATCATGGAAAACTTTATCCTGACGATTAGCACCAGAGAATCGTACACGGTGCGTCTGATTGAAGTCTGTAAGCCGCGCAGCAAGTTCGACCGCGAGACCCACAGAGTTCAGCTCTTCGGCGGCGGCATTTTGCGCGTTGCCCCTTCGCAATTGAGGCCAGCGTAACGACCGGCACCTATAGCCCCTCACGCGGGGGGCTATGGGGGCATGTTGCCCTGCAGATTAAAAGGACTGACCTATGCTGATTCAAGTATCCGGCCATCTGGCCGACCTTCTCGGACTCCCATCGGAGATCGATCAAGCCCTGGCCGACAGTTTTGTCGGGCAGGAAGTGGATAAGGGAACTGTCCACATTCAAAACAACGACGACGGAACCAAGCTCCTACGGGTAGGATGGTTCGGCTCATCGGGCCACATGAGCCGCGCCCACTGGGGTTCCCCCAATGGTGGCGGGCTCGGCCGCTTTGGGAGGGACTGACCTATGCTGATTCAAAAGACCTCATCTTTTGGCCCCTTCGTCGACGGACGCATGGTTACCGCATGGTCCTACCCGGGTCTGCCCGGATGGGCCTGGGAGTCCCTGCTGGTGCAGGGAGAACCGGGGGCGGGTGTCTACATGACGCTGCCCAGCGCATGTTACAAGGACCACCCCTGGCTGGGTGAGCATAGGGATCACCCGGTGATCCGCCGCTGGGGGAGGGACTGACCTATGCCTGACATTCCCTGCCTTGATCCTGACCGGCCCCTCACCCCCTCGGAACTGGCAGACGAACGCTGGGAGCGCCGCCGTGCCCGTGTGCGGACCCGTGCCCACATCGAACGGCTCGAAACCGCACTACGCTGGGCACTAGAGCAAGTCGAGGATGACCTAGACCTAGACCACCAAGCCGCCCTGGCGGATGCTTGGTCCCTTTTGGAGGACTGACCTATGCTGATTCAACAAATGACACCCTCTGATCTTGCCCGATACATCGGGCCCTGGTGCGATACCGCTATCGCCGCCGCCATGTTGCAGCGTCTGCGCGACGCTGACTATCATCGACCCTCCGAGGTTCCAGAATCAACGTGGGACCATATGCTGCACCATTCTGTGCGCGAGTGTGAAGCCGTTTCAAAGGACTGACCTATGCTGTATCTGAACATCCCCCCTGACTGCGCCGGGTATCCTGCCGCAGCTTTTACTCAGGACGGGCAACTTCTGAT